CATTCTTATATATCCCACCCCTACGCAAGACTTCGTTTAGGGTTGAGTAGATTCTGGCAAATGACACAGGGCCTGACGCCATGAGTCCTCTACCATTTTCATTTCCGCGCTCACGGAGTTTAGACAGGTGTACAGCGACTCCAGCTCCGTTGCGGAGAGCGTGGCTAACGAACCGCCATGAGGCTTCAATGCCGTTAGGTCCTTCCATTTCGTCTTCAACGACGAAGACGGTGCAGCTAACGGGAAGGCGGGATTCAGGATTGTCGATCCAGTTTTGGACACGTCCAGTTCTAGCAATGGTATTTGGGGTGTCCCCCAGGTCAGCAAAGGCGGTCATACTAGGTCGTCAAGAGAAGGTGGTTGGTAGTTTGGCCCCTTGAGTATCTTACCATCTTCGCGGCGGAGGGGCTTCCCATTCACGAATTTACTCATGTTGGATTCAAAGACCCGCTTAAGCGCAGTGTCTAGATTCCAATTCCGAGCTACGGCATACTGGTAACAAACAAAAACAAGATCGGCTAATTCCTTTAAGGTGTGGATCTTATCTTTATCATTGTCTTCATTTATGTGTGCTTCAAGAAGTTCATTGAATTCCTCTCGTATGAGAGTCATTTGCATTTCTTGAACCAACTCATCATTAGGATCAATGGATTGTTCAGCAGCCATCCTAAAAACAAAGGCCTGCTCGATAAGATGCTCAGGAGTTTCCATCTTCTAGTGCTTTGATTTTACGTAGAACATAGGCTTTAACTTTGAGCCAGTCGTCAAGTTCAGATTCCTGATTTTTGTGGCCAGCACGGCAGACGTACTTAATGACATTACCAGCCAGAAAATCCAACTGCTGATCCACAACAAAATCCCAAACCTGGATAGTTCCACGTTGATAATGTGGTGGGTCATGTTTCGTCGTTGAAAAGGTTTCGGTAGACTGGGTTGTTTCTGATGGCGTTAAGTTGTCGGTCCCGTAGAAAACGTCCCAAGGGTCCTGGTCGAAATGATTGGTGGTCATACCAGATTCGGATTCTAAAACGTATTTGATAGCCTCGTAGTCGGAGGGTAACAATAAAGTTTTGTATTTTAAGGAGGGCATAATCGAATAAATTCCGATCAAGTATGTATAAAAGTAAGACAACGAGACTGATGTCTATTCCGATGAGGGCTGAGGTGGTGTCCATAGAATAGGTTCCTTTGTGGTGGAGTTGTACTCGCCAGGCCGAAGGATACGGGCCAAGCGAGCATTACGGATTGCATCTTCCTCAGTTTGTCCTGCCTTAAGATAAGCATCCAAGATAGCTTCCCAAGGATTCTCTGCTTTATCCAGAATCTTCTTAGCTCCAACACTACCAATACCTGGCACCCCCTTGTAACCATCCACAGGATCTCCTGTAAGACATTGAGTCCAGAACCAATAGTCAGCTTCTTCCGGTGTTACCGTGACTTCCTCATTGCCGTTATAAAGGCGGCAAGCAATCTGTTTCATGTCCTTATCAGGAGAGACAAGGATAAACTCACGAGGATCAAGATGGCATTCAATACCAAGAGCATCGTCAGCTTCAACATTCTTGTAGCGAACTACCTTGTAATGTTTAGAGCACCAGTCTAGGAGTCTTCGGTAGCCCACAGGCTTCCTTTTAGTTCGTTTGCCCTTGTAGTCGGGACATACAGCTTTACGGAAGTTGTTGGTGTCTGAGAAGTAGAGTGTGATTCGTTTGGTATCAAATCGTTGTCTGAGATTAGTGAGTTCTCCTTCAAAGATGTCGAGGACAACTCGAAAGTTACTGGCAATGGTGATGAGATCATCGCCCCAATCCAGTTCCGTTTCAGCAGATTGACAGGCACGGTATGCGTAAAAGTCAGCATCAATACGCAGGTGAAGATCAGTGACAGTCGGCCCAGCTTTGGCCATCTTTTGCTTCAGAGGCAAGAGGGACTTTGAGTTTGTAGTACTCTCCGGCTTGGACAATGGACCATTCAAGTTGGAACTTGGCATCATAAATTAGTTCAGGTTTAACAGCGAGTTGAATTTCATCATGGATCCATCCTAACCATTGGTAATCAACGCCCCACTGATACCCCATATAGAGCATCTGTTCATAGGCAATGACATTCCAACGTTTACATACGATGGCTCCAGCAGATTGAAGGAGATAGTTAAGGGCTGCATGTTTCTTTCCTTGAAGGCGATTAGGTCTACCATCAAGAGCTTTAAGTACATCAGACTCGGCACGTTTGTTAACTGCCTTAAGAAGTTGATCAAGGCCAGGAATAGCATCAAGAAACTTCTTACGGATCTCCTTACCCAACACGACTGCTTTCTTATCGTCAAGGGATTTATCTAGGGAGTTACCAATCTTACGATCCGATGCTCCGTAAATAAAAGCATACGTCAAGGTTTTAACATCCTTGCGTGAGCACCCAACTCGATCAGCATTTTGTTGATGAATGTCCCCATTGACAACAACGTCAGCAAAAGACCCTCCATCAAAATGAGCAAGATAATGACCAAGCATACGAAGCTCCAAGCCAGAAGCATCCGCACCGACTTGAGCCATATCTTTACCTGGTAGAAAAAGTTTCCTACAACGAGGGTCACTACTGGTTTGCCCAAGGTTCGGACGTGAGTGTGCATTACGACCTGTGTTTGTTGCGAGTTGACAGACGTGGTGGATGCGACCCTTACGGGTGACCACCTTTAACCAAGCATTGGCTCCATCACTAAGCTGTCCTAGTGCCTTTTGTAGTTCAAGGATACGGCCAAAGGTTGTTGCCTCTGTAGTATCAATGCTTTGAAGGATGCCTTCATCAATTTTAGGACGGCCAGTGTCTGTAAAGACTTCTGGTTGCCACCCCCTCCACGTCATGAAGGCCCAGCCAATATGGTCGCGGCTTGTGGGATTGAACTCCTTTAGCTTTGTGAAGGGGACATCCTTCATGTAACCACGGGTGGCATTATTACGTTTAGGTGTCATTTGCCCACCATCAACATAAGGAAAGGTTTCCCTCATCTGATCAGCCAAGTGATCCATCTCTGTTCTGAGAGTGGCCTCTAGCTTTTGAGCAGCAACAACATCAAAGGGCCATCCTGATACTTCTTGCTTAGCCATGATGGTAGCAAGGTCATGTTCAAGACGAATTGAATCCTGATACTTATCAAGGTACTTGGAAAACAAATCAAATAAGCTAATGCATACATGAACGTCTTGTTCACAGTAGTCTTCCATTTCCATTGACCAGGATGCCCAGTCAGTCGTCTTAGAAAACTCACCCTTGTAATCTCCAAGTCGATAACCCCAAGATTCCAAAGAATGCCTACCGAATAGCTTGCTTGGCATTCCAATAGGCTTTTTACGAAAGTCTCGATTTAGGATATCCGGAAAGAACATCCTACTAAGAATCAACGTGTCGAATAGTTTGGCTTTTGTTTCAAAGAACGGATATATTTGTTGGATAACTGGTATGTCAAAGCCAACAATATTATGGCCGATGAGAACATCAGCTTCTTGGAGAAGGGTAATGCCATTAGTTACAGAATCGGTGGAACCAGTATCATTGAATCTAAATACCTGATTAGTATCTAGATCCTCAGCAACAATACAATGGATACGATCAAGCCCCTGACGGGGCAGGCCATTGGTTTCAATGTCGAATAAAAGTCTCATTAGGACCATTGTCCGGGTTCTACCAGATCGAGCATTTCCTGTGTAGCAGCACTAGGGGTGCCGCACTCTTGACAGAACCACCCAGCGGGGTCCATCTCACTATACCAGAAATAAGTCCATCCGCAGGTGCGGCATATTTCATTAGAATCCGGGGTCATATTCTTCAAGGGTGGAGACAGCAAAGGAACTTTCAAGCATTCTACCAGTAGATTCATTAAATGTGATGGTCCCAGCTTGACCTGTTTTACCATTGAACCGATTCTTAAGCACACGGATGTTAGCCATGTTGTCTCCAGCAGCTAGGTTACGTTCAAGAGCAATCACCATATCGGATAGTTGAACGATGCTGTGAGAGCCTCGTAGTTGTCCAAGACTTACCTGTTGACCATCCTCGTGCCCCTTATCACCCTGAGGGCGTTTCAGGTGGCTTATAAGGATCATCCCTATACCGGTCTCCTCCACAAAAGAACGGAGCTTGGTCATGGTTACATCGATAAGCTTACGCTCGTCATGTGATTCATTACCCGACATAAGAATGGATAGGTGGTCCAGAATAATCCAACCAACTTCCTTGGCAAGGGCCATAAAACGACAATCACTGAGAATGCTGTCAGGATCCACAGACCCAAAGCCATCACGTAGATATACGCTGCCGGTGCCAAGAGAAGCATCAAAAGCCCTTTTAAGATCCTCTTCAGGTAACTCATTGTTTACATGTAACGGACGGTTTGCCTTAACGGACATAAGTCGTAGGGCAGTACGTTGGAGGCTTTCCTCAAGGGCAATGTAACCAACCTTCTCGCCTTGATCAACGAGTGATTGAGCTACTTCACCACAGAAGGTGCTTTTACCAACGCCGGAACCGGCTGTAACGGTAACGAGTTCTCCCTTTCGAAGACCACTAGTGACACCGTCAAGAGCAGTAAAGGGCCAAGCAGCATCCCTACCATGAAGGGGACGAGTTGCAAGGGCAAAGAGATCTCGTCCGTCAATGACGGTTTTGGGGCTATACGGCTTCTTGTTCCAGAGAATGCTGGAAGTGATTGCCTCATAGTTTTTCGCAATTAATGCCTCATTAGCATCTTTATAACTATCAAGACGGGCAAGAAATAAACGATCATGAGGAAACAAACTGGCACAGTCTTGTGCTGCCTGTTGTCCCGCATCATCATTATCAAAGAATAAGATGACTGTTTCAAATCCCATTAACCATTTCAACTGATGTTGAAGTGCTTTCTTGGCTCCTGCTGCTCCATTAGGGAGACTAACAACAGGCCAGGTAGGACGTATCTGATAGACACTAAGACAATCAAGCTCACCTTCTGTGATAACAATCTCCTTACCACGACCCCATAGTTGTTGACCAAACAGGGTGTGATCTTCGTTCTTACCAGTCCATCTAAAATCCTTATCAGTGTCCCTACTTTTAAACGCAGTCAGTTGACCTGCTTGCGTGTAATAAGGGAACCTAATGGTTTTAGAATCATGATCATAACGAACGTTGAACTTTTTTAAGGTTTCTTCCCTAAGGTTTCTACCTTTGAGAGGAACAAAGTCCCCAGTAAAGTCCATGAGTTTAGAAGGCTTGTGAATGTTGGTGGGTGTTGTGGGTCCATCGCCATGTTCATAATAGAGACAAGAAAAGCAATGCCCATGTCCGTCTGTATAACGAGCAAGGGCATCACTACTGCCACAATTAGGACACGGCTCGTGTGTCAGAAACTCGTTCTCGCAGTGCATGTCGTACTGAATCAGCAGCGTTGGTCATTGAAGCATGATAAGCCATCCAATCTTCAAGCTCATCAATAATCAATTTAGCAATGTCATCAGGACTAATGTCCTTTGTGTGAATGTAATCCAAACACTCAACAAGGGTGTCAGCAAAGCACTCACCAAGCCTAGTAAGAATTTCTTCTTTACTTGAGGTAGCTACCGAAATCATTGTTCGAACCAATCAGGGGGAATGTCGTGAGCGGGTGCCCACAGAAAACCATGCTTTTCTGCCCACTTAGCGTAGGTAGTCTTGCTGGTTTTTGTGAGTGTGTTACCAGGTTGTTGGAAGACAAGACGAATATCAAGGTCTGGATGTTGCTTTTTAACAGCAAGCATCTTTCTTCGATCTTCAGGTTTAAAGTAACCCTTGGCTTCCAATATTACTGCGTTAGGTAGAATAAAATCAGGAGTGTAAATAGCTGATAAGGTATAAGCTAATTTTAGTGTTTCATATTGAAACTCATGCCCATTTAATTCAAACCACCGAGCCAACCTTTCTTCAAGACGGCTACGGTAGGTAGCCATCAGAAGGGAACGTCGTCTTCGTCATACCCTACTGGACCTTGGCCTGGATCCTTGTCGGGTTCAAAG